CAAGGCTTTACCAGGCTCCAGGCCATGCCGCATAGCGATTGATTGAACGAAACGCGGATACCATTTTCTTGGCCATGTCCGAAGTGCGGTGCCTGGCATAATGCTGATGATATAGGTCAGTGAGATCTTCCAGTTCCGTTCGGTTGCCGGACCAGCATTGTTTGGCCACCGAGTAAGGCCGGCCGCGCCAAGTAGCAAAGCCCATGTCCCAAAACGATGTTATGATCTCTTCACGACTGGTCAGCCTGCGGCCAGTGGCTACTTCGTACACGCCCTGATGCTCCTTCGTTGTGAAACAGCGTCGCCAGGTGTGGAAGTGCATGACTTCCGCACGGTCGCTGGATTCTGTGCGAACATTCTGATGCTCGCTGTCCAACCATCGGCGGAACTCCTGGATCCATGATCGAGGTGCGATGTCGGCGGCCACCTGATTCGTTCCGGCCCAGCCCAGGGTCTGTATGGTCATGGGCGAGAGCACCAGCCAGCGTTGATCATGCTCGCGGGCCACAGCCAGCGACCACTCAAAATTGTGGAGGCTGTCATCTATGGCAGCCTGCTCAAAAGTGAAAAGGTTGAGGCGATCTTGATCCAACGTGCCATCATCTGATCTCCAACTGTACCGACCTCTACGGCTGTCCATCATGTGCCGGCGAGCGGCGTTCACAGTATGGATGGTTTCGTATTTTAGCATGAGCGGATCCTTTCGATGATGTCACGGGCCACGCTCACATCATCTTCCGCGACGCGGTCTATCTCAGCCGCGATGATCATCTGCATGACGATGTAGGCCTGCAGGGCCACCGATCGAGGCATGCTGTTGACCCAGGTCACGATTTCGTCTATAGACTCCATCTGCCACATACGGTCGGCCAGTTCTCGTTGCAGGGGTGATAATCCGGTGAGTTCAATCATGACTGTTCCTTTTCCAATCGATCGATTTCTGCGGTCAGTACCCGTTCTACCAGCTGGTTAAGAGTGATGTCTTGTTCATGGGCTATCTTCATCAGGGTGAACCATTCCGAATCAGCGAGATCAATTTCAATATCTACTCGATTGTCAGTTTCAATCATACGGCTTCCTGGTTGCGATGCTTGGGTTGGCGTTGATAATCCGTGGCCATGCGATGGCGTACCGGCCGATTGCGGTTGTTTTTGGCCACCCAGTTCCGTGCTTTCAGTCTGTCTTTGATCTTGGTCATATCAGTCCAATCTAGATCCGGCATAGGCTTCGATACCATACTTCTTGAGCACAGCCGCATAGGCTTCAGCACCGGCTTCCAAGGTGTCCACGTTCTGGCAAGGGAAATGGCTGGGATCCCAGAGTTGCAGTCCACCACCATAGGCTTTCCTGAAGCCGATGTCTTTGAGCCTGCGGCCCAACCGGGTGCTGGCTTTTTCTAAGACAGTGACCCAGGCGAATCCGCAGGCATATTGATCGCGTCCGCCCAGTTTCTCGTCAAAGAACTTGCGAGCCGCGGCCTGTGCCGCTTGAGTGGCTTCGTTGTGGATGCTTTCGAGATCGTCTATCACAGTCATGTTCATACCGATTGCCTTTCACGAGTGTCAGTATTTAGGTTTGGTCGCAGTTCGCGGATCAAGGCACGCTCGAGTTGATGGGCTTCAGTCTTGCCACGCACCACGGCCACGATGGTGTAGCAGAAGCATTCTGGACCACGATCACGGAGTGCTTCGTAAAGTGCCCAGGATCGGTCTTCGCTACGGCTACGATACAGATGTTTATTCATACGCACACGAACAGACTTGATCACGGTGCTTTCGGTCTTGGCAGTGACTCCAATGTAAAAGTCCGTACCCGACATTATCTTGTAGATGATGTGGGTGCGATCTGTTCGCTTTCGACGGGGTGTTTTTTTACTGTCCATATGCATATTATAACCGAAATAGGTATTTCTGGTCAACCTGGGCGGATTTGTTAGGTAGGCAAGCACTTACCTATGGATTTCTGGACTGTTGCGGAAAAACAACACAAGGAACGCCGTTTCTTGTACTGTTTCTAGAATTATAGCAAAACGGCCATTTCTAGTCAACCTATGCTGGCCAGCCACTGTTTGAGATCTCCGTACATGGTGGCCATCATGGCTTCGCGGCTACCAAAGAAAACTATACGGCGTCGGTGTTTCCGTGTATTGATTTCGATGAAATAGGGCCATTCCAGTTTGTGATCCAGATCCAGGATCAGGCGTTTGGTGAATATGGTGCGTTCTTGATCACGGAGATCCAGTTGCCATGATTCCAGTTTCAATATGTCATGCATGATCTCGTAGCCGTAAGTGGTGAGACGCATGCCGCCTTCACGTCTGATGTTGGCCCACCAGGTGCTCATGGCATGATCCACTCCCTGCTGATACTGCTCGGGCAGTTGCGGAATCAGACGAGTGACGATGTCAAGTTTTCGATTTTTCATCGGGGAACACAGTCTCCCCTTGCTTGAGCAGTACCACGGTAAACTTGTCAGTGCGGAACTGGGAGTTCAATTTTTTGGCCAGATTGATGGCATGTCCTGAATTGCTGAAACTGACCTTTTTGTACTTGGGACCAGGATATTGCACCAAGAGATTGGAAGTCTTGAGATTGATGGGTGCCCCGTCAAAGAATACCGCCCAGATGCCTTCGGCAGCTAGTACCTGTTCGGTTTTATAGGTGGCTTTGTTGGTTACTTCAACTAGGACCTGAGGTTTTGGACGTGACATTCATTAAACTCCTAGTTTTATTTATCAATTATCTAGGTAGTTTTTAGAAGTCCCCGCCGTCGACTTCGAGATCTTTGATATCCAGGTCTTTGGATCCAGCCTGCACACGTTCATGCAGTTCGTGAAGGGCCAACAGTAACTTGGTGATATCGCTGTGCAGGGCCTTGGCGTCTGACATGCTCATGATCAGATCACGCTGTGACTTGCTTTCGGCCGCTCGCACGGCGTCTACGAATCGATTGATATGTAGACTCATGACATGGCCTGTTCGGTCTGTGCCTGATCATGGAATGGTCCCTGATAGGGATATCTTTCCAGGGCTATGAGTTTGGGACAGAATACCACGACCCAGGAGCGTCCTTGTTTCACACGATACCATCCGGCCGCATACCAGCTCTTGCTCCGAAGTTCTTTGGTCCACAGCGGGACCTGATGTTTGATATCGTAGATCGCGTTGTAGGGCTGTGTCTTGGTGGGGTATCCGTGTACTTGGTTTTTGATCGTGGGCCGATGTAGGTTTTCTACCACTTCAAAGTCTATGGCTACCTTTTTACGGATAGTGTGCATGCTCTTGAACGTCTGCACTTCATTGTTGATCTTGACTTGGAACCCGTCAGGACCGGCTTCGATGTTGCCGACCTTGCGGTCCGCATCTCTCAGGATCCAATATCGATTCGGGATCACGGTTTTAGCTAACAGCATCTAACACTCCTTTGTAAGTCTGATTCAACCAACGACCAAATTGGTCTGCTTGCTCACTGACACGATTCAGTTCGTACTTGCCACAGAACTTCATGAACCGCACGCCCACCTGGCCGATATCTTTGTGCGAAATCTGCTCGCATATGGCCCGATCCACCAAGTCCTTGATCTCTGCAGGTTGTGCCTGCAAGTCGATCAGGCTGCGATTGCGTTCATAGTCATCCAACACCCGGTGCTCTTGCCCCTCATGATCGGTCCACCGCTGGAGCATGAGGTTGTTCCAGTTGTAGCCCTTGCGACCCATGTCTGCGAAGGCTTCTTCCAGGCCGACCTTGTTCCGGGTGCCACGTGTACGCACTCCGGGGTAGGCGGAAAACACATTGTCGGAAGCATCGCCTCGCATGCACTTCTCAAACAGTAACCATTGTGGGTCGGGTATTTTTTTAGGTTGCTTGGTTTTTTTATCGATGACCGCCTGTCCTTTGGCATCAAAGATACCTCGCACAGTTATGAGTTCGTCGGTAATGCCATTGTACTGGTCCACGTTGTCTGCGATCAGTTGGACGAAATCCGTGTCACTGGAAACTATGATATGCTGATCTTGGGGGTGCAACGCGATCCAGCGTGCGATAATATCATCGGCTTCGGCTCGCTCGTGTCTGATCACTGAGCAGTTGGTTTGCCCAGCCAAGTATTTAGTAAACTCGTCGTAAGTTTCCCAGAACACACGATCTTCTTCCTGCTCGCGTTCTGTGAGGGCGGCCCGGGCTTCTGCACGGTTGCGTTTGTAGGGTGCGTACACATCTTTACGCCATGATCTGCCTTCTAGGGCGAAGATCACATGATCCGCTTCGAATCTACGCACCACTTTGTTCACGGCCGCGAGCGTGATGTGCAGGGCATAGCCCACCTTCTCCCAGGTATCTTCGGCACGGAAAGCCACGTGCCGGGCACGGAAGAACATGTTGGCAGTGTCGATCAGGACATATTTCATGGTCACACCAATTGGTTTTTGATACAGTATTGTAGCACGAAACGGCTCCATGCTGTATGGGCAGATCGTCCAAAATGGTAGGAATTGGGCGATACTGTGTGGTGACCTTGGTTCAAAAGCCACTGATTGAATGTCATCGCGGGATCATAGGGCCCGATGTAACTGATGCCCCAGTCCAATCTCTGTTCCGCGGGCACGGATCCAAAATGGTTGTTCCCATTGAAAAAAACATGGCGGATGCCCAGCACGGTTAGGTCCTGATGCAAGGTCCAGATCTCTTGATGCCATCGTTGGATACACTGTTTCCAGTCCACGTCCACGATATAGCGTTTGTATCGATCCTGCAACACGTCTGGGACCTGATCAGTGCCGGACGCATTGACCTGATAGTAGGTACCATCTTGATACCATTCTTGTCGTTCCCAGGTGCTCCACTGTATGATCATGAGCAGTTCTTTGGCCGACCGGGTCTGTTGTGCCAACCACTGTCGTGTAGTACGCATGATACGATCGTTGCTGGCCGCACTTTCTGCATCACATTTGAAACCGGCCTTGACAGTGTCGGCCAAGGTCTTGCCCCAACTGACTGAGAGATTGTCTGGATGGGGAAGCCTACGCATATAGTTTAGTTCTGGATCGTCCTCGGCGAACGCATATGAGTTTACTGCTTCTGCGGCCGCGGTGTGGCTGTCGCCATTAACGTATAGGAGCATCTAATTTCAACCCTTTTTCAATCTCGGCCTGTACCACACGCTTACGAAGACTAGAACTAGAGAATGAATGATCGCGACCGTTGTACACTATCTCTATCTCTCGTTGATAGCACTCATCTCGGCCGCTGAAATGCTTGCCCTCATATTCTACACCCAGCACACGCACATCTACTGGTAGTATCAGCAATAAGTCGCATAGATCTTGTTCGGTCTGATACACCACTACTTCGTCCACATATCGGCAAGCGGCCAACTGTATCTGCCGCTCCACAATTGATTGCACCGGGCGATTTTTTGTGTCAGGACGATCAATGGTGGGATCGGTCTGGAGTCCGCAAATCAGGTAATCACAGTGATTTTTAGCCTCGCTCAGCATGGCGATATGCCCGGCATGGAGCATGTCAAAGGTCGAGAACGTGATTCCGATCCGCTTGCCTTCGTCTTTGAGTCTGCGTATATGATTGAATATCATTGATATATGTTGCTGTAGATCTTGAGTTTTCTCACTTTGTCTTGACGAGCAAGTTCTAACTGTGCTGGATCGATCAGTTTGTGATCCATCATGAGATCGATCATGGCCAGGAGATCTCCCACTTCGGTGGTCAGTCGTTGACGGTGGCTCATCCCATCTCGGTGTGCTACATCGATGCCGAATCGGAAAACTTTGGAAATTTCTTGTATGACTTCCGCGGCCTCTTCCTGGGCTATGATCATCACTTCTCTCTGTTTGTCGTCAATCATGATACCTCCCTGCGTCCATTTCCGATGTCACGGCTCTTGATATGTCGTTGTGGATTCATGGCTTCTTCTTGTTCCCAGGTTTCCATGACCACATGCCTGCACACATTCTGGAACCAGCGATCCACGATATCAGCGTCGGTGTCTTTGGGATTCATCCGATATCCGGCACGCACTAGATTGGCTATGAATTTGTCATTCCAATCCAATTCAAACGACCCTTGATGCATGTTTTCAGGATCTAGATCCATGCTCAGTATGGCCACGTAAGGTTCGCCGCGTTCGGTGGCTAGATCCTTGGCAGATTTCTTAACCTTTTCTGGCTTTTCTTTAGGTTCTGTGGGTTTCTCGGATTTTTTCTTACCTCGGAACATGTTTAACATTCGATCAATCATGGAAATGTCCTTCAAAACAATGCCGCAGTTCATGCCCCAGTATGGCATGACTGGTTTCTGGTGCGGTGTATATGGTACAGCTTTTTGATGTCCATTTGGCACAGGCACGGATCTTGCCGCGTCCAGAGTCGCGAGAAAAATCTCCTCGCAACGCACGGCATTCCGCATCAGGATCTAGTACTATGACCCATCGTATCACGCTGGCTGTGTCTTTGGGATTGGCCACGAATGCTTCGTCGGCTGAGGTGCGGCTGGCAAATCTTCGATCTTGGGCCAGCGTGACTGTGGGCAGTATCAGGATCATCATGACGGCTAACAGTTTGGATTTCATGATTTCGCTTTCTTTATCATCAATAACAAGGCTTCATCTCTGTGTAACCAACGTCGTTCTATGACAGGCTCTCCGGGTCCAGTCCACATGGCTTCAGCTCGAACGGCCAGACCCCATACCCTGCGTTGGGTACGGTAACACCGCCGAGGCCATACACTCCAACAGTATTCAAATCGGGCACGCCGTTCGAAATCATCCCGATCGGCCAACAACCGTATGGCACGATCCAAGGTGCTTTCTATGGCCCACATCATGTACCCCATTCGTTACGCCAGATGTCGACCTGGAGTCGAGGACTGTATCGCCAGCCACGTTCCATGGCCAAGCGGGCTACTTCCTGTACATTGAGATTGTACACCTCGGGCACGCCGCCGGCAGGCATGAGATAGATAGGCCCACCAAATCCGGCATCTCGGTATTCCGCCACAGCACGTTCGGCATCTTCCACATCCTGGCGGGTTGCCACAACAAACTTGAGATAGGTATAACCCACCATCTCATACTCTTTGACCACTTTGGGATTGATGGCATCATTCCAAGATTCACCGGAACAGG